AACGGATGGTGTAATGAATGGGATTATATCTTACAAAGTTAAAATTAACAGATAATATGAAAGTAATACAATTAAATGTAAACTGTTCTGAAGCCGTGAATACGGGTAACTTTGAATCAGTTAAATGGAACTATGGTGTAACCATAGAATTAGAAGAAGGTGATAACTATGAGTCTGTAAAGCAGGAGTGGATAAACGAATGCGCCAAGACTATTAATAAGTTATCCAAACACACTCGTGGGTTAAAAAAGCTTGAAGCTATTGCTGTAAAAGGCAACCCACAAGTGAATACGTCAATAGAAATAATAGAAAAATAATGACATTAAAAGAAATCTTATCTGCCTCTCAGTTAGACTGGGAGGTGGAAAAGGTTCCATTGTTTTCACAATGTCCTGAGTCGCATTTTAATATGCACGGCAACTGGTCTGAAAGTGGATACTATGGAATCAGAAGGAAAGATAGCCTTGAAATACTTGGTGTATGTACCAAACAATACCAAGAAACACAGAATGAACAAATAGTAGAACGCGCTATGCAAATTGCTGAAGCTGTTAGTGGTGAATATGAATTTCACAAAGCTTTAGCATTAAATGGTGGTAAGAAAATATTTGTTCAATTTAAATTACCACATTCAAAAGAAGATTATGACAGATATATATTTGTTGTAGATTCAAATGATGGTAGTATAGGATTGTCATACGGTGTATCTAATACAGTATTATCTTGTGCAAATCAGCTGTACTTGTTTGCTAGTAAAGGTAAATCAGTAAAACATACTAAAAGTATTAATATTAATGCTGATGAAATAGCTAAAGACTTGACTAAACAATTGGTTAGCACAGATAATACAATAGGTTATTTGAAAAATGATAGTATTAATGATCAGGCAGTTAGAAACATTGTTAAAAAAGTTATGAAACTACCTGTAAATATTAATGAAGCATCATATGATGACAATAAAGTTGTTTCTAAAAAGACAAAGAATAAAGTAGACAAACTACTTGATTGTATTGCAAAAGAAACAACTGAAAAAGGTGACACATATTGGGGTTTACTCAATGGTGTTACATACTATACTAATCACGTAGTTAAAAATATGGAGCGTGATCCAAATGGTATAGAAAAATTACTATTTAGTAATGCTAATAAAATGAATCAAATAGCTTGGAACTATGTCACTAGTTAATTATAATGTCGTTGAACTGGTAGATTCACCAGTAATAAAGAAGATGAGGTACTACGGCAAGCACTTGCCTGTACCCACAGATACCGATTGCAGATTATTAGTTCTTGAACATTGTCTACAAAAAGGTGTTAGAGTTATACCTACACCACTAGACGTGCAAAGAAATAAAATATCTTGGCTCGGATTTCAAAATGAAACATACTATCCTGAATCCATGTTTCGATGGGTTGGTGAGGAAGAACATCCTGAACTATGGGGATTAGTATTTGAACATTTTGAACAAATGCAAGATTGGATAACTGCTGATTTACAGCAAAAAGTAAATCTTATGTCTGATAATAACAGAATGAAATATTTCTTTAACAGACAACCATCTACTCGTAGTATATGGTCAGATAAACATCCATTTGTATATGGTATAGCAGCATCAAATCCTGAAAAGATTAGTTATATGACTATACCTAAACTATCTAGTTTTGTGTTACATCAAGCACTAGCTATTGAACACATACATAAAGATAATATGAAAGAAGAACTACTAGATTCTGATATTCGCAGATCACTATGTATGATGGCTTCACCATACAAACTAGTAGAACTTGACGATTTTGCTGTGAATAATCACGAAGTAGAATTGTTTGCTAATATTCTTGCAATGGATAATATAGCAGAATCTTACTATATAGAAATAGAAGATGATGTTAAACATTATATGCACGCTTCATCATATAGTGAAGAATGGGCTGAACATGGCGGTGATTACACAGGCACTTTAGGTGCTGGCTGTATGCGCTATGATCGTTGTCAACCATTCCTTGATATATATCAAGATTGTGAACATTGCAAAATACTTGTAATGAAAGATTCAGAAGGTGGTATAGTTGCCCGTGCATTGTTATGGCAAAACGTAAGCGTACATCGTAGAGTACGGACTATAAATATTATGGATCGTGTTTATACTTTGCGTAATGCTTATCAGCCACTTATGATTCAGTGGGCTAGAGATAATGGGTATTACTACAAAAGACAGCAATCATATAACTCTGCTGTTTTGATAAACCCTACAACAGGCAAAGAGATGCGTGGACAAGTACGCATACCTATTGAATGGCCTGAAGATGGTTATGAAAAACTACCATACATAGATACTTATGCACACATATATCCTGAACTAGGATTTATGAGTAACTCTTCAAGAGTAAAACCTATTGATACATCATCAATAAGAAGAATTAACCCTAGATCCACAGATGGATACTATAGAGAACTTAGAAATTATGCGTAAAACTTGGAATATGTCTGAAGACATTATGATAGATAATCTTGAACAAACTTTGGAAATACAAAGTGTTTCAGGAAACGAAGAAAGAATGAATACATTTATCATAGAACAAATTAAATATGTTAATGAACATGTAAAAGATGTAACCATTGTTACAGAACAGCAAGCTGGAGGTACAAACATATATGTTACCAAAGGTAAAGCTGATGTATATCCGTGTGTGGTTGCACATACAGATACCGTGCATGATTTTGTAAAAGGCTACTGTGTCCGTAAACTTTATGGAAATTTCTATGCTATGGATGCTAGTAGAATGGAACAAGTAGGTGTAGGTGGCGATGATAAAGTCGGCATCTGGGCAGCTCTTGAATGTATTAATAAGTTTGATAATATTAAAGCAGCATTTTTTCATTCAGAAGAAAGAGGTTGTGTTGGCTCTAAAGCCGCCACGCCTGAGTTCTTTCAGGATGTGGGCTATATATTACAAACAGACAGACGTGGTAATGATGATTTCGTTACTAACATAGGTGGTATAAACCTAATGTCTAAAAAGTTCAAGAAGGCTGTAAAGCCACTACTTGATAAACATGGATTTAAGTTCCAAGATAACGGTGGTCTAACCGATGTCAAGGCACTTAAGCCTTTATCAAATGTATCTGTTACTAATATATCTAGTGGCTATTACAAACCGCATAGCGATCAAGAATATGTAAATATTGAAGACGCTATGAATACACTTAGCTTAATGATAGGAATCATTGAAAAACTTGGTGAAACAAAGTACGAACATCAGTACCAAGAACCTGTATACTCTTATGGTGATATTAGCTATGGAGGATACAATGTATATGGACAGCGTTCGCTTTTTCCAAAAAGTTTCAACGATGGCATCGAAGACGTTGGAACAAAACAAGAGGAAACCTTCGATGATATAACAGAGCATATGTCACATGTAGATTGGCATACTAATCTGTTAAAAAATGATTGGGGCTATATGTATCCTGTTTACAGTAGTACATTCCCGCATGATATTATAGGTGCATATAATCCTGAATTGGATTGTATAAATCCTATAAATTCTGTTATAGACGATTATCTTACGACAAAAGATGAACCATATTGGTCGTCAGTTGCGAAAAATTTATTATCTTCACCAACTTTTTAACTATGTAATGCACGATGAATTGATGATGTATGAGCTAGAATCTAAGCTCTTAGGTAAACTACTTATGCATCCAGAATTATTTTATGACAACGCAGAAAATCTAGAAAGTGACTTGTTTTCAAATTTGTTTCACAAAAACATTTTTGATAAGTTTTTGGTTATGCAATCAGAGCAAAAGGTTATAGACTTAGTGTCTATGGCCGAAGCTCTTGATTGTGATCATAACCAGAAGGTTAGACTTTCTGAAATATTTTCTACACATACAGATTATATATCTGTTAAGTCATGCGTTGAACAACTACAACAGTTTTATAAAAGAAAGCATTTGCATGCTGGTATTAATGAAGCGTTGAATATGTTTATTAATGAAGAATCAGTAGATAAAATTATTGATCACATTAATAAAGTCAACTCTAAAGTTACTAATACTACGCAGGTTGATGTAGCAAACATCAATACGCAAATTAAAGACTTTCTAATAGACGTTGAAAAAAGAATGAATACCGATGGTATTGTCGGTATAACAACAGGTTTTTCTAAGCTTGATGAGTTTACTGGTGGCTGGCAAGAAACAGATCTTGTTATTATCGGTGCTGCTTCATCAATGGGTAAAACGAGTTTAGCTCTAAATCTTGCATATAATGCAGTTGAGATAGCTGATTGTGCTGCGCTTATATTCTCTTACGAGATGTCAGTCAATCAACTACTTACTAGACTTGTATCACTTGAATCAGAAATACCAATACGTTGGATACAGAATGGTAAACTTGGTGCTGAAGATTTGTTGCGTATACAACAAACAGCTAGCAATATACAAGAAAAAGCCATCTACATTGATGAATGCAAACGCACATCTTTGAACTACTTATTATCTAAAACTAGACAATATGTACATAGCTGCGGTGTTAAGCTTGTGTTTGTTGACTACCTACAACTTGTCACGGCAAGTGCAGGAGCCAAAGGAACACGAGAACAAGAAGTCTCGAAAGTGGCTAGGGCGCTCAAGAACCTAGCTAAAGAATTAAACATTACTATTGTTGCATTATCGCAACTTAATCGTGGTGTTGGATTCAGAACTGAGAGCAAACCGACACTATCGGATCTGAGAGAATCAGGCGAGATAGAACAAGCTGCAGACGTTGTTGCCTTGATATATAGACCAGAGTATTATGGTATTAATCAAGACGAGAACGGTGAATCTACTGCAGGCAAAGCTCAAATCATTTTTGCGAAAGGTCGCAACATTGGTGTGGGTACAGTTACACTTAATTTTATTAGTGAATTGACAAAATTCAAGGACAATTCCTTAGATTTTTAGATCGATTTTTTGTATTTTTACTTATGTCAGATCACACAAAACTAAGAAGAATTATATCTGAAATTGCACACGATTTAGGTCTTGACAAGAAACTTGTTAGACGTATAATCATTACTGTCTTTAGAGAGATTGGCTTTGCCATTGTTCTCAGAGGCAGGCCTGTAATGTTTCGGAAGTTCTTAAAAATTGTATTTGCAATACGTGCTGGTAAAAAAGCGCACGAAATGTTTAATAAATATGAAACACGAAAGAAATGAATAAATTAAAAACAGTTAACATCAAAGGTAAAGAATACGTTGAAGTTAACGAAAGACTGAAGTTCTTTAGAAGTAACTATAAAAACTGGTGTTTGACATCAGATGTTGTAGAACTAACTGATGATCGTTGTGTAATCAAAGCTACAATCTTTGACGACAACGGAAACATACGAGCCACAGGGCATGCGTATGAAAAAGAAGGATCGTCCTTTATCAACAAAACAAGTTTTGTAGAAAACTGTGAAACATCAGCTTGGGGCCGTGCCCTAGCTAATCTTGGTATTGGCTTGGATACATCGGTTGCCTCTTATGAAGAGGTAGCTAATGCTGTTACACAACAAGCCGATGCACCAAAAGCTAAACCAAAGCTTGATGAAGATAAGTTTAACAATATGCTTAAAGCTATTGAAGCTGGTAAAGGTGACGCAGTTAAGGCTAAAATGCCTAACTACGATATAGAAGATTATCAAATGAATTTATTAAAACAAAAATTAAATGGTTAATGTAGTTCCTTTCGATTTGGCTAGCTGCCAGGTCAAGCCTACCAAAGTGGTAGAAAACAAAAAGTATTTCAATGAAGGTGCACACAGATGTCAAATACTATCTGTGTCTAACTCATCACAACGCGATGGTTATGGTGGCGCACCTTATATTGAATTTGACGTTGTAAACGAAGCAGGTGAATACGGCAGAGCTAAGTTCTGGGCTGTAAGAGAATCTGACGCACCCAAGTCAGCTGAATGGAAAAAGAATACACTACACGAGTTTTTAACAAACTGTGGTGTAAAAGATTTTTCTAATGACATTGAGTCAATAAAAAAAGCTGTAGGTGCTTGGGTTAACATATGCTTTACATTTGAAGAGTATATGACACTAAGAGACGGTACACCAATGAAACGAAAAGCCGTAAGGTATCGTTGGTCTAGTGCCGATGGTAAAAAGATCAAGTATGATGCAAAGTACAATAAACCTTTGTCTCCACAAGAGGAACAAGAGTTTATGGAAACGCATTCGCTTAGTGGTGGTTCTATAGTAATGCAGAGTCACGAAGACGATCAGTTACCATTTTAAATAATTTTGTAGTTTTGTAGTTAAACTATAAAACTATGATATTCATAGCAGGGAATGTGCCTTCAAGCAAAAATTCTAAACGATGGACTGGTAAAATGCTTATCAATTCAAAGACTGTTATGAAGTATATAAAGGATACTGACATGCAGTATAAAACCTTTAAAAAAGACTTTAAGAAATTGATAGCAGGTAAGGAATTGCCTGTTATCGTTTCTTTTAAGTTTATTAGAGGAACAAGACATAGATTTGATTATATAAATCCTGCACAAACTGTGCAAGACTTAATGGTTAAAAATAAATGGATTGAGGATGACAACGCTAATTTTATTATACCAAGCTTTGAAGAGTTTGAATATGATAAAGAAAATCCTGGCGTACAAATAAAAGTTTATGATAAATCTAAAAGATTTTTTAAATAGTTATGTTATTGCTAACAACATAAATCGTGATGATTTTACATCTTCAAGTAGAAAAAGAGAGATAGTAGATTCAAGAATGATTTATTGTGTAGTAGCAAGAAATCTAGGTGGTTATACATTATCTGAGATAGGTAAAAGTATAAACAGAGATCACGCTACTGTTTTATATGCAATAAGAAACTATGATCATTTATCTAATTATGATGAAAGTATGAAACATAAATACTATAAAGCATCTATAATATATAGAACTTTAGAGTACAAGCCAAAAGCAGAACGCATAGGCTTGATAGATACTTTGTTTGAAACTAACAGAAAGTTAAGACAAAGAATAGCAGAATTAGAACAACTAAATTAATTAATATGACTGTAAAAACAAAAACAAAAAAGAAAGTTACTATTGATGGTAAAGAACAGAAAGTAGATTTGAATGTATATAAAGTTATGCAAAATCTAACTGATGCTTTACGTTCACACGAAGTGGCATTGCTTACTTGGGTACATAAAATGTATAATACTAAGAAACGCCATAACGAAGATGAAAAAGGTTTGTATAAGTATTGTATGACAATACCTGGAGCAAGTGATATCTTAACTAGAATGACATTAATAGATGAAGAAAGTGCAAAGAAAGGACTTGATGCAAGCTCAGATACGATCGGAGATGCAAAGAGTGACGGAACTGTTAATTAAAAAAAACAATTCCTACGGTAATTCAGCTACCGAACCTGCAAACATTTTTTCTAAAGGAAATGCTATTGAAAGTATTTGCGCTAGAATAGATGATAAAATTATGCGTATAGCTAATAAAGGTATTAACGAAAACACATTTGATACTATAGATGATTTAATAGGATATTTAGTCTTGTTAAGAATTGCATGGTATGATAAGGAAATTAAAGAAGATAAATAATTATCTTTGTAATACTTTTCGGACGTTCTGTCCATGTGTTTTCATAGTTTTGTTGATTGTCAAGATCCCAGGTAGTTCTGGGATTTTGACGTCACATAGCAATATGGAAGAAATTGAATACTGGCAAATAGACAAGATAGAATCAATGTTAGAGCTTTGTCCATATGACGAGCGAATAAAGATGGATATCCTGAATAACTTACCTGAAACAAAGGAAGAAGCTAATGAGCTACTAGGACAATTATGGTTTGATCATATACCTAGAGATCCGCGTGATCAATTTACTAAAATGCTGAGTATGAATACGTTAATTAAAACTGATTATAAATATTATTATATTTGTAATGACTGTGGTGAAGATTTTCATTCAAGTAATAAAGAATCTTTATGCACAGAATGTTTGAGTACTAACATAATAGATAAATCAGATGAGACCTAAAGACTATAAATATGAAGCAATTAAAAAATTGCAATCATTAGTGTATAATTTAGAAAATTCAAAACAAGACTATCGTCTTGAAGATTTGAAAACATTATTAAAAGAAAGTCTACAAGGATATGATGACTATCTTCAACTTAAAGAAGATAAAACTTATATACCAAAGACAGTTCGTAAAAGCTTTAAATGATGAAAAATAAATTTGATACAGATATGTTTGGATTTGTTATAGGTGCTGTAGGCATCTTAGCAACTACAATATATATGTATTTTACCAACTAAACATGAGTAAAAACACAATTGTATTTGAAGGCGGCATAGACAACATACGCACGCTTGCTGATAATTCCTTGCGCGTAAGTTTGGGTACACCTGAGCTAACACCAGAGATTGTAGGTAATATGTATAGTATGTTAAAGCAGCCTGGATACGTAGTTATATCTACGAAACCAATATCACAGCAGCAGATAGATGCTGTTGAAGACGCAACAGTTGATAGAGAGTTTGAGAATAAAACACCATCACAACGATTGCGTAATACACTATATGTACTATGGGAACAAACACAGCCAAAGGAGACTTCAGCTGACGGCACTACAGTATATGTAGATTTTGATTTGTTTTACAAACGTAAAATGAATGAACTAATTAGATTTATTAAAGACAAATTAGTATGACTTATAAAGGTAAACTTATAAGATATAGAAGATGGTTGCAGAAACAATTAAAAAAAGTAGATGCAGCTTTACTATCTATAAATAAAACTAGATAGATACATTGTAGTTTAGCTTAGCCTGGACTCCATTGTATTTATTCCAAACGAAAGCAGACGCTTTCTTTACATTACCTACATATCCTTTCATGTCGTGCCACTCATCAGTGGCCGACATACTGGATAGGTTTCTTACAGTCAATCCATTTAATTCTTCTACTGCCTGCATCTTATAGGCTTTGTTAGTATGGTAATGTCCTCTATGTACCTCAACATATTTAACTTCGCTCCACACATCTCTGTATCTTTGTGATACAATTCCTGGTAAATCATTTAACTTAGGTCCATCACCGTGATCATTTATAATCAAACATCTACCATATCGATAAGCTTTCATCATAGACATTGAATTATCTACAGATACATTTTCATTATTCTCATAATATATTTCCATAGCATCACCAATATGCATCATAGACTCTCTGTCGTGATTACCTGGTATTACCATAACATGAACATGACTTATCTCTATAAGCATATTAATACACTCTATCAAAAGCTTTCTACCTGCCCTATACATATCCATATGTTTATCAGTATTAAACTGTGGCGTACCTCTTGTAGTAGACGGCACAGGCCAATCTCCATCTGCATTTAAAAAATCATTTCCTACAACAAATAGTATCTCCTCTATATAAAAGCCACTAGATCTTTTTATAAGATGTTCTAGAGCATTTAACATTCTATCTCTTGCTATCTCTATATTATACTCATCTCCTTTTATTCCTATCTTACCTATATGTAAATCGCAAGCGTTAATTTCTAAAAGATGTGAATCGTCTTCTAAAAAACTAGAAGGTCTTATTGCTATACGAGGTACAGAATCAAAAAGAGGAACTAAGTCTTCGACCAATTCCTCTCTTATCTTTTGTATATTCATTGTAGGATCTATACGCTTTAACCAAGCCTTAGTTCTAAACATTGGTATTGTTATAGGTCTTTTAGCTTTATCAAAACCAGTAACCTCATATGTACCTATATCATATTTATCTACTTCCCATACATTTAAATCTATATTACAAGCCTTTATTAAATCATCTAATGATTTGACTCTCTTGCTATCTTCACAACTAATTATAGCACCATCTTTATTTTCTTCAAAATGCGTAGTCTCCTTAGCGTGTTTTGGGTTTAATTTTTCTCTTAATTTTCTTGCAATTCCGCGAACTCTTTCGTAGTTAGTACCAAATAATTTAGCCGTATGTGCGTATTTTGAATTTAGTAATTCAGGATTTGCAATTAAATATTTTCTTATTTTTTCAGTAGTAGATTCATCCATATTAGTCTTCTTTCGGTCCAAAACCATGTTGTGATTTTAGATCTATTGATTTGACTAACAATTTAGATTTATTTTTCCGTAAATTTATTTTGGATAGTGCTTTATTTATTAACATAGGGTTGTTAATAATCTCTTTTACATCATAACATTTAACAAAAACATCTTTTGCAATGTATTCTCTTTTAGTTTTGGGCATCTGAAATGTCCAATCTGAAAGCCATATTGGTAATTTTTCTTTCATTATTTCATTACAGTTACGTCTAATCTTCCAGTACTTCCAGTTTTATAAACGTAAATATAAAAAGGCTTTTGTATACCAGATTGTAAAATCTGTGTTGTTCCTACAATTTCAGATAAAGATAATTGTTTTGGATTATTTGGCGCGGTACCAGCTTGTGCTAGTAGCATATTTCTAGCCAATAACACACTGTCTTTAGCAGAGTCCACTACTTGATTTGGTTCTTTATTTTTACCAATTATACTATCTATATCAATCCTAGATAATAACACATCAAAAGTTAAATTCTCTGAAGTGCTACCATTTACAAACAATACATCTCTAAGTTCGCCATCTATTGAACTATCATATATTTTTATATATGGTGCTGCACTTGTAGTGGTAATATATGGTATGTCTTTAAATATACCTAAACCACCTTGTTCTCTTTGTCTTTGTACAGATGTTGGTGTGCTCTGCGCAATAGTTTGTGTTGCTGCTGGCGCAAATGCTTGTTGCTGTTGTTGTTGTATTGTTCTACGAACTTGTTGCGACTCTGGAACATATTGTGGAACTAACTCCGCAAAACCCCTTCTTTGTAAATTAAGCTCTCTTGTTTTTTCTGAACCTGCTTTTTGTCTATTTTTTTCATACTCTGCCATCGAAATCTATATACTCAATTGTTACTTCTTCACCTTGTTCTATAGCTTTAGCAATAGAAGGATAAATCCTTTTATACGCATTGACGCTTTTACCAACGAAGCCATCAGAGAGAATAAGATTGTTTTCTTGACTGTCTCCAACGATAAGACAACCAGCAGTATGCTCGTCAGTATTTCCAGTGTGTATAAGAATATATTCAAAACCAGGGACATCAGTAACATGCAGCATACCACGATGTATACCAGGGTATTTTTTAGAATATCTATTATGAAACCCACCTTCTTTTCTTAACTCAATTTTATATATTCCTGCAGGTATTCTTGTTTCACCTTTTACTTTTAATACTCTAGCTTCATCTTCTAAAGTATAACATAAAAAATGTTTCTTAATATCACTAAGCTCGAAAAGCAGACCGTGTGTACAATCTGCTTGTGAGCTAAATCTTAATACTTGAAGACGCATTAGTCGTCAGTATTGATGCCTGTATCAGGACCATCGCATAACAAAAACTGTACCTTTTGTGCAGCTGTAGTTGCAGCTAAATCTAAATTGTTTGATGCATCGCCTGCTCCATCAATATGGATTGGTGCAAACATAAACTCACCAGGTTTTAGATCTGCAATAACATCTCCATCAGGTTTTACAGCTACAGGATAATCAGTATCAACATTTTTTACAAAAGTAAACAGTGCATCTTTATGATGTCTTGCTAAGTTAACAGTTGTATCACTTGTACCATCTGTAAGTATTTCACCACTACTAATTACTGCAGCATCACTTGTATTAGATACTGTTGTAAATGAAGGGCTAAAAGTAAATACAGTTGTACCGTTGCTATCTACCAAAGTAAAAGATCCAGATACCGTAACATTACTTGCTTGTGTTGCCATTTTATATAATAATTAAAGTTATGCTGCAGAGTCAATCTCTACTGCAAAATATTCTGCTG